TCCGTGAACATGGTGATTCACAAATCCTCGCTGGTGATTATTCATCTTTTGATTTGAATATGCCATGCCAGATGGTGCGCGCTGCATTTGAAGTGCATATGCGTGTAGCAAAGGCTTTTGGTTATTCAGATTATGATGTTAAAATAATGTCAGGGTTAGCTGCAGATTTGTGCAATCCTGTTATTGCGTGGAATGGAACTTTATTACAATTAGGTTCGTTACATATGAGTGGTAATAATCTTACTGTTTATAACGGATCTATTGTTAATAATTTGTATTTGCGCTGCCATTATTTTGATCAAGGACACTCAGCTATTCCTTTTAGATCAAATGTTAATATTTTAGCTTATGGAGATGATATTATTGGATCCGTAAGTCCTAACATTGATAATTTTGATCACATTACATTTAGAGATTATCTTAAACGTCATGGTATGAAATTTACTATGCCCGATAAAGAATCGGAGGCTACTAAGTTTATGCATATTGATAAAACTGATTTTCTTAAGTGTATTAACAGGTATGATCCGCATTTGAAAAGAAATGTGGCTCAATTATCGGAGGAATCCATTTTCAAAAGTCTTCATAGTGTGCTACAATCAAAATTCTTATCTAAGAAGGAGATTGCTGCCACTAATATTGATGGAGCTTTACGAGAATGGTTTTTCCATGGAAAAGACAAATATGAATTGAGACGTTCTCAAATGCATGAAGTTGCAAAAGAGCATGATCTCCTTGTCCATTGTAAGGAACTTAATAAATCATTTGATGATAAAGTTCAGCAATGGCGAGATACTTATGAGTCTTAAATGTCTTGACCAGTATATGTCGTTAAACTATACCGTGCCGTGTTCTAATGTCACGTAAAAGTACAAATAGTGTGTAAATATTGGTTTACCTATTGTATATATGATGTACTTATCTTGTATATAATCTGCTTATTTGCATTTGACAATGTCCTTGTACATTACCCCTATTTAGGGGCGTTTTAGTCAGACAAACAAAAGTACACACTGATACCCATTAGCCATTGGGTATACGGTTTAAATAAATAGGCTGCTATGAATAATAATAATACATCTTCAGATATGATGCATTCTAGTAATGTATCAACAAATTACTCATATAGTAGGGCTCCGACTGATAAAGTCGACCCTATAGTTTCTTTTTCGAGTGCAGATAATGCATGGCGAAATGAAATTTTATCTGAAAGAGATGAAACTTTTGACGTGGGTTACCGTGCAGACGGTGATCTTGGAGCATTTTTATCTCGGCCAGTTAAAATTTTTGAAACAGATTGGCAAGTTAATGGACAATTTTCATTACGTATTGATCCTTGGACTATCTTTTTAGCTAATCCAAATGTTCTTAAACGAATTGAAAATTTCCATCTCTTGCGTGGTGATCTTGATATCAAGATCATGCTCAATGGTAATGGATTTTACTATGGGCGTGTTCTTGTTGATTATTCACCTTTGCCTGATTATCGTAGATTTGATCAATCTCCAACATTTGATCGAGAATATACGATTCAGGCTTCACAACGTCCTCATGTTTATCTTGATCCTAGTACATCTACTGGTGGTGAGATGATGGTTCCATTCTTCTTCCCGAAGAATTGGATCAATTTAACCACTGCTCAATATGATCAATTGGGTAGATTGACATTGACGACACTTAATCCTCTTAAACAAGCAAACAGTGGTACTGGACAAGTTACCATTTCTGTATTTGCTAGTATGAAGAATGTTCAACTTACCATTCCAACAGTTAATCCTGTTGGTTCTATTACTCCACAAGGAGGTAGTGAATTTGTACATTCATCTTGTTATGGTGATGAGGATACACCGTTACATATTCCTTATGGTATTAAACCTGAGTCTGGAAAGACTAAGGCAAGTACTTCAAAAGGGAATAAGAATCAAGGGTCTTCCAAGCCTAGCGATGAATATGGTGATGGAATTATTTCCAAA